GATTGTGTCACGGATTTCAATCGCAAGTTCACCCGATACGCGGGAAGCTGCGCGGCGAGATGCAGCCAAGAATACATTGTTACCATCATAGGCAAGCTGCGCTTCAAGTTTACGAGCCAAGGCCGGATCGACCTGAGACAAAGCGCCGCGATAGCCGTTAATGACAGAGTTGACCGCCGGGATAACTTGCGTTGGAGAGATTACGCCATTAGACGCATCACTCTTAATTTTGTCCATATCTGCGCGGGCTAGATAGGTGAATTGCGTAGATACAATATCGCTATAAGCGCGGCTTGCTGCTCTCCCAAAAAAGGTTCTTGAATCACCCACTTGTGGGATCGGCTCGCCTGATTCAATCGCAAGCTTAATCTGCTCTTGAGTCGGGGCGTTCTGAGCGCCGTAACGCTCGCCTTCTTCAGTAGCCGCAATCTGCGCTTCTTTGAAGAACGCACCAGACATAACATCAAGGGCATTGCTGATTGCGTCGAGGCCGCGCGTAGCTTCACCACGGTTGGGGAAGTCAATACGCGGCAAACTATCTATTGAGCCGCCAGCTTGAACGCCGATATTCTGATACCGAGGAAGCGCCATTGTGACTACCCGTTAATAAAACCCAGAAGTGCCGGGACCAATCTCGCGGCTAGGTGTAGATGAAGATGGCCCGCCGATTTGGCTTAGTTGCTGAAGCCCGCCGAAGACACTCGTAGCACCACGCGCATATCCAGCAATGGCCGCTTGCTGCCCGCTCATCTTATACAAATCAGACTGAACGTCAGCGCCGCCCACCGAGATAAGACCGCCCTGCCTTACTAGTTCTGCGCTTTCTTGCGTAAGATTAAACTCACCAAAGCCTTTGCCGAAAGCGTAAGTCGTAAGAGCTTGAGCCGACCCAGAGAAAGGATCAATAGAGCCAGCGCCAGCGCGAGCGGCAATAGTGGCAGCAGTAGAGAGAGTGCGGTCAAGGGCGGCGATACCTTGCTGGCGGTACTTCAGTTCATCCGACCGCGCCTTGAGTTGAGCCTGTCGGCCCTGCATCTCAGCCTGTGTCGCTTGCATATTGTAAAGCTGTTGCTGTTGGCGTCCCGCCGCTACCGCTGCCGCACCGCTGCCGATAGAGCTTAGTGCGCCAAGGGCAGAGAAGACCCCAGAAGCCGCAGAGGCTATGCCACCGATTGCGGTAGCTGCCGTTGATACGGTGCTGATCGTTCCGGCTGTCGCGCCGAAAGCACCGAGAAGGGGAGCAATGACTAATTCCATCTTATTGACCCGCGCTCACCTGATATTCTAGGAACAATAGCGTCATCTTCAGCGGCACAGATTGGGTGACGGTAATGACGCCCTCATAGTCAAAGCCTAGTAGCGGCCCTATCTTTTTGATGCCCGTATATTCAGCCACGGGTTCATCGAGAACTTGCGTATCAAACTGCCGAAATGGGATGACTTGCCCATTGATAGACGCGGCCTGTGTCTCGTAGAACTGCGGGGTAACTTCGATAATGCGCTTCTTGAACCCGCGTAGCGTCCCGCTCTGAAGCCTTGGTTCGACAGGCATCGTCTTAACTTCGACACTGTAATCCAACCCGACCTGATAGGTGCTTACCGCCGCACGGGAAAATGTGATGACGCCGCTCGAATTGGCCGTAGCATCTGGCAGAACAACACCATCCGCGATGATCTTGACCGTCTTGCCAGCAAGGTTAGCCGCAGTAACGCTACTACCACTCGTCCCGGTCACAGCACAGTCAACCGTCAGAGTGTTGTCGAACCGCTCGACAAAGTATCGCTCAACGCCGTTGATCTCACGCCATACCGCTGCATAAATCGTATCGACATCTACACCGACAGCCAAGAACTCGCCGTCTGTTGTGAACTCAGATGGCGCAATGACTTGCTGGGAGCGAAGCATTGAGTAGCAGACCATTGAGCCGTCATCGCCATTAACGATGTAAAGCTGGTCGCTTTCATCCGTCGAGGTGGCCCGACGAATAGCCATATCAACCGGGGTCTTCAGAAGGTGAGAAGACAGGAGCGAGATACGGTTAGTGATGTAAGCAGCCTCAACGTCCGTATAGACGAACTCGTTAAGAGACTTGCCCTGCCGCTGCACGAAGAGCGTTCCAGAGTCAATTCCAACAGGCTTGATCGACGGCTTGCAACCATTTCGTGTGGCGATCTTCACGAAGAAGTTCGTTGGCGTGATTGGCTCAAGGGTCGCTTGCGGCACATAGAACTCAGAGCCGGTTGTGAAGAATTGCAAGTCACGGCCTGACAGGCAGTTCACAATGGCGTTGAGTTGGTTCGTATCGACGGTGGACTCGACGGCCTCATCATCCAGAGACTGCCCTTTGTCGAAGTCAAAGAAGCGCCCGACAACAGAACCCCAAACGGTAGAAGGACGGCTCTTGCTGCCGCCGAAGTACAGACGGCCCTCGTGGAACGTCACGCTCTTGGGCCAACCACGGCTGACGGACCACACGTGTTCATAACCACTCTCGACTTCCCATTCGCCGGAGCCATACGAAGTCGTCTTGTCGAAGGGGATCTCGGTAACGGCACGCACCTTGGAGGAAGAGATATATCCAATGATGCGAGCGATACCGAAACCATATCCTTCTTTGATGCGAATGTACTGACCGACATCGGCTGCCGTGAAGGCACCACCACCAGCAGTCAACTCGACCGTGCCCTCTTTGGCAGAAGCCGTCAGAGAGTGACTGGGTGAAGTAGTGCTGACCGTGTAAGCATAATTCGGGATAAAGTCGAATGTTATCGTTGATACTGTCCAGCTTGCATCGTTTGCACCACGCACAAGCTTCAGCGGGGCCAAGTCTTCATGCACGAAGATCATTGTATCGGCAGACTGCGCGTAGTTAAGATCGGGCAGCATTGCTGATGTAATTGTAGGCACGATGATGTGGTTCGGCTTCATGGTCACATTACCGCTGGTGGTAAGTGATCCAGCCGCCGTGACGGTGAATGAACCAGACGAAGCGGTGGCTACCGTAAAGCTAGCATCAACGGCGGTGCCGCTGGTAAAGTCGAGATAGACCGTATCGCCAGCGATAAGCCCATGGCTTGCTGCCGTGACAGTAATTGTCGTGCCGCTCTGCGAGTAGGTCGCAGATATAGAACTCGTGATCTGCGTAATCAGAGAGCCGTTCTTGAACACATAGATGCGGCCAGCAATGATCGCAAACATATACGAATCATTAACGCTGAACTCGAATGGCGCGAAGATCACGCCATCATCCGCGATAGTGTTGGGCAGCTCTGTCACATAGCGAAGGCCGGGGCGGCGGCGAACACCACCCTGCGGGATGATCGTGACGTTGGTAGCCTTCTGAAGAGCCGAGTAATACTGAGCCAGATCAATGCGGCCACGGATAAGAGGGTCCGTTTCGCCAGTGCTGAAGTTCGTCTGAATCTGGATCAGCCGGGACATTAGTTCCTCACGGCAATGAGGCTGAAGTCTTCGATCATCTGGTTCGGCTGGGTCTGGCCGTCAATGTTCATGGCCTGACGGAAGTAGCCACCGCGACCATTCTCTTGAGGCGTGCCAACAGCCACACTGCGCCAATACTCACCCTTGGGGAATTGGTCAGTGACCGGCTCAGCGAAGTGCCATGCTAGCATATACTTTAGTAGCTGTACGAAGTAGGACGGCAAGCGGTCCTCGCCGGGGTCGAACTGGTAGTCAATCCAGACCCGCTCATAGCTGGTAAGGACTTTATCCTCATACCGCTCCCACCAAGTCACAGGCCGAGCGCCGGGGCTTGAGGTGTCGAACAGCGCACGAGGGCCAGAGATGACATCGCCGGGAATCTGATATTCATATTTCCATTCAGTGACCGGGGTATTCAACGTCCTAGCGAGCTGAACCTTTTTGAAGCTGAAGCTCCATGGATACATCGTAAGACACATGATCTTGATGTCATCATAGAGCCGGTCCGCGACCTGAGCATTGTCGGTCCCTTCGGAGAAAGAGGAGATGACTCGACCGCCCAGCATAATCAGGGCATCGTTGCAGATCGTAAGTTTTGAGTCTCCGGTCGCCATCTCAACCTCTAACGAAGATATAATCGCGGCTGATCTTCTGAGAAACCTTATACCCTAAAGATTCCATAAGGTCGAATGTCTGTTGATCTGAGTAACCATACCGCTGTCCCAAGCCCTTTAACTCTAAAACGACTATCGGGGAACAGTCGTGAAGAGTCTTAGCCGCGCCCAATAGGGCCGAATGTTCTGATCCTTCAATGTCTAGCCATAGAAGGTCAAGGTCTTCCAAGCCAAGATCGTCGATCATGACTGTGTGGATGTCACCATCCAGCTTGACCTGATGCGCCCCGACATTGTTTGGCTTGATGCGATCAACCCCGACCATGCCATGAAAGTCAGTCAAGGCCGCGTTCCGCATGATGATGTTGTCGATCTTGCCGCAGTTCTCCTGCATGGCCCTGAAGTTAACAGGGTCTAGCTCAAAGGTGTGGACGGCCTGAAAGAACTTGGACAGGGCCTTGGGGAATATCCCAATGTTGCCGCCAGCCTGTATGCACGAGCGCCGCTTCTGGCATTGGGGTGCGATCTTAAAGACCTTATCGACCTCGCCCATAACGGCATCGAAGCACTTCTCATCCTTCTCTGGCACACACCAGCCTTCGATCAGCTTATACATAGGGGATGTCCGTTTGCTCCCAAGGCCGGGGATGACCATGGAAGAAGATCACTCTGGCATTATCTGGGACATGCTTGCCGCGCACATCTACCTTGTAAGATATGAACTGGCCGGGAAGCTCATCCTGTATGTACGTAGTTTTACTTATTTGTGTCTCGATGAAGGCTTGATCCCCACCCTTGATCTGCATGTGCCGGATCGGGTCTGAGATGAAGGCCGAGTAGAGATGGCTCATGTCACCGCACCACATCATTACGCTGGACTGCATGGCGGTGGGATCGTTCTTGCCCCGATAGGCATCCCGCAGAATGGCGAACGGAACCCGCTTCGCTAGATCAGCCGCCTTGTGGAGAGAGCCGCAGATGATCGTATCGAGGTCAAAGTAGATACATGGCCCCGGTAGTTTAAAGACCTCCATCTTGGACCACCATCCCGGTAGCCCGTCCCGTAGAGGCACGACATCTGGGCCGGGAACGTCAGACAGGCACAAGAAGTTGAAGCTGATCCCAGCCTTATCGGCCAGCATATCCTTTAGTCTAGCTACGTGTTTGTACGTATAGT